AAAGAGAATCATAGCGCATGTACTCGTAGGCGATGTGCGCCGGGCCAAGCACCTGCGAGGAATGCATGGAGGGCTTGGGGTCGTCGGGATAGACGTTCTTGATCGAGACCGGGACCAGAACCGGCAGCTTCTTGTTGACCTTGCGGACCCCGCGGCTTTCGTTGATGTAGATGCTTTTCAGTTCCAGCCGGCCGCGCCCGACGCCCATCCCGTACTTGAACGCTTCCGCATTGATGATATCGAAGCGCGTGGTGTGGTCGTACTGGCGAAACAGGAAATTGAGGAAGCCTTCGCAGAGCTTGTCGGCATTGTCCTGGTTGATTTCGGATGGCACTTCGTTGTCATCGCCATGCACGAGGCTCTTGAAATTCACCTTGTCGAGATAGTCGTCGGTCATCTCGGCGTGGGCGCGAAACCATGGGCCGGAATCCGGAAACATCAGGCGCCGCGCATCCGAGGTCAGAACCTCCAGCGCCTGCGCCTGCAGCGGCAATTCCATTTCCGCCATCCAGGCTTTTCTGGTATCGACCGAGCCGTCCGGCATCTTCTTGAAGCCGATGTCGGGACACATTTCGATCTGGCGGTCGATCTCCTTCCACTGCCGCTCGCGTTCCCGGCGCTTTTCGTCGTTCTTGCGCTTGTCGAACTCGCCGACAACATAATCGGCCAGCCATTTCAGGTCGCGTTCGTCAAAGCGCCTGGCATCCTTGACCGAGCCGTCCTGCCGGCTGACCTCCTTGATCTTGTCAGCCATGGGCAGCGTTCCGCTTCCATGCATCGATACTGCCTTCGGCATCCTTGAGCGCGGCGGTCAAGCGGGCCTTCTTCCGGGTTTCGAGGTCATAGGCGCGTTCGTGATGCGCGTCGAAGAACAGCGGCCGGCCGGCATGCAGGCGTTCGTCCCGCCCGGCCCACCAGAACGTCACGTAGCAGCCGCGCGGGTAATCCTCCGGACCGACGCCAAAGCGGGCGATCCGGCGATGCGGCGGCAGGCTGAAGCCATCGGCGAGAAACACGTTGTAATCTTTCACCTGCTGGCGCGATTCCGGTTTCAACCCGGCATTGCGGAAGATTTGCTCGATCTTGTCTTTGTTCACAGGCGCATGCTCGCGATTGGCCGTGACGAAACGGCGTTGCGCACGCCGAACGAGCCCGGCGCGACGGCGTATCTCTTCATCATCACGGCGTAGAAGGTGGCCTTGAGCAGATCGTCCCGGCGATCGACGATCCGGCCGTCCTTGCGGTGGTAGGACCGCTTTTCCTCGAACCAGTCCGGCAACGTCGCAAAGACCTTGAAGCGATCGGTCGCCATGCGCTCCAGCACTTCATCAATGATCGGCTCGACCGGCTGCGGGCCGCCCTTGTCGGTTTCCTCGCCGGAAGCTCGCGGGTAACGCGCCGATTTGCTCAGCATGTTGACGCCGTGGTCGCGGTAGTGCTGAGCCAGGGTCTTGCCGCCGCTCTTTTCCCGGTTCATGCCGTCATGCGGCCATGCCACCGGGACGTACTTGTTGGCCTTGTTGAACCATGCGGCGTGATAGGCCGCGGTCTCGTCCTTCTTGCGGTAGCCATCAATGACGTAAACCACGTCCTGATCGCGGTCCCAGGCGATTTCCACTCCGGCCGCGGGGTGATCGATGCCGAAGTCGCAGCCCTTGAGGCGCGCCCAGTGATCCGGGACCTTGAACGGGTCGATCTTGATCTTGTCGTCCGGCACCGGGAACACCGCGCCTTCGCCCATCATCGGAATGCCCTTGGTGCGCGCGTCCCGTTCGTGATCGCGGTACGAGGCCGCCAGCCTGTCACGATCATGTTTCGACAGATGCGGCGCGTCGTCCCAGCTCGCGCTGCGCAGATAGATGCCGCCGCCGCCCGTCATGAAGTGCTCGACCAGTTCCGTCATGCCCTGCAGCGGCGTGAACGTGACAAACACGATGCCGTTGCTGGTCAGAACGCGGGTCTGCGCTTCCGAGAAAATCCGGTAGTCGTCCGGCTCCTCATCGAGCCACACCACATGCGGCGCGGTGCCCTGCCATTTCTGCCAGCCCTGCTCATAGGTTTTGAGCACGCAGGTGGAGGCGCCGCCCGACTTGTGGCGCACCTTGAAACTATCGATCACGTTCTTGACGCCGGCCTGCCGGGTCGTCGGCTTGCCGATGATCCGCGAGCGCGGCACCCAGCCCGTTCCGAGGCTTTCGCCGATGTCGCCGACCAGTTCGGCCTGCACGATGTCCTTTGAGGTTTCGTTGGTCGGCGAGCCCGTCCAGACCAGCGTCGGCTTGTCGAACCGCTTGCCCTGCCACCAGTCCGGATACTCGCCGGTCAGGTGGAATGAAGCCTCGCACGCTGCCGATTGCGTCTTGCCGACCCGGTTGGCTGCCATCAGCATCCGCTCGGCATTGTCGCAACCCGCGTCGTGAAACTCCCGCTGCCACGGATAGGGCCGATAGGTCGCGATCTTGTTGGCTCGCAGCGATTTGAGAAACTGTGCCGTTAGCTCAAGAAGCCGAGCATCCTTATCCATTCAGACGCTTGAACTCATCAAGGGCCTGCAAGATGTTATCCGCGGTGTCATCTTCCCAAACCAGGCGCTGGTAGCATGGCGAGGCCGGCAGTTGATCCGTCACACCCATGTCTCGGTAAATAGCCCGGCCGTACAGGTAGCCGCGCTCAATTCCTTCCGTGGCCGGCCTGAGCATCACCATTGGCGCATCCAGAGCCACGCAAAGCCACGCAGGTCCATTGTTCACAAAGAAATTGCAATAGGACGAGCGGTACAGCTCGGCCCTTGTCCTGATCGACCTTGACGCCTCCGGACAGGTCGCAACCTCCAACGGCTCGTTCGCAATACGAGTGTCCCTGATAACGATACAGTTGGGGATCTGCTTTGCAGCCTTTACCCACTCGTCAACTTTGCTGTTGCGTTGCGGCCAGTGATCGCACTCGCGAAGCGTGATCGTCACCGTATCGGTCTTTGGCCTGCTTTCAGTTCGCAGCGGCCTTAATCCCTGACGAAGCAAATCGGCATAAAATACTGAACCGATCGACATCCTGTTGTAGCCGATCGATCCCTGAGCAACCGGCTCCCGATTCTCCAGAACCTTGACAGTCGTATCGGGCAACAGACCGCAGATCGGAGCGCAGACATTATCCCGCATGTTGACGCGGCTTTGCACGTCATGAGGCCAAACGCCGTCCCTTCGGAATCCACCGACAGGACCGGGGAGAATACGAACCTCGACCGACTCGTTGCGTTTTCTACGTTCACTTTCGACCCAGGTAATGAACGTCACCGTATCGAAGCTGGGCGGGTTCTTCTCCAGATCGTAATAGGCAATCATGCCCATTCCATCGCGTCTCCGAGCCACGTCCGGGTCCGTCCCGACAGGCTTCTCACTCTGTCCTCGAAGGCGATTTGTTTCGCCTTCCACCAATAGACGTTGCGGTCCGTGCCCACCGCGCCCGCCGCCTCAGATGATGCAAAAGCAGTGCGCCGCCAGTGAGGCTCGCCATTGTGAGGGCCATCATCAAGAGGCAGGCCAGCAAGCACAACTCGAGAATATCCGAGGCCGATTGCAACCAGCACCGCACCGAGGCCAGAAGTCCCGTGTCCTCCGTAGGGCCAGACATGCTCGCAATTCCGCATGGAGTGAGGATGCTTCGGCCCGCCGAACTCCAGCACGTATTCATCCCGACGCGCCACGATGAAGCGCCGCAGGCATTCCGGTGAATTGGAATAGCAATGCTCGATCCGGCCAGGAAACACTTCGACCAGCTTGTTGACGGTCAGGAAGTCCCAACCGGGCTTCGCCACGCCGTTGATCGCGTCGTCGCGGCAGCCGAACCGCTCCAGATCGTCCCAGATGCAGGCGGCGTCGGCGCAGACCACGATGTTGCCGCGATAGGTCCCGGCGATGGCCGGAAGGTCGCGCTCGGAACTGCCGTAGGCGTTCAGGAAATCACGCAGCGCCATAACGAAACTGTCCGATGTGACCCAATTTTATAGAAGGGTCCATGACTATTTTGAATCCCGCCTCTCTGGCTTTCCGGCAGAAAAAATAATCCTCGCTCTCGAACCCGTCGTTGTGGATCGGTGTCATATAGAAGGCGTGCGTCTTGCCGCTCGGCCCTTCGTAACTCTCGGTGGTCGGTGCCAGCGCCTCATAGACGTTGCGGCGGATCAACATGAATCCGGTACCGGCATAATCGACCTCGAACGGCTCGTTCGGGCAGTCCTCAAGCTTCACAAGCTTGCCGTTCTTCCATGCCGATAAAGGCTTTTCGGGGAGCTTCATGGCGTAGGCCGCCACCGCGATATCGACGTTCATGTTCCAGAGCTTGGCGACATCTTCCGGTTCAAACTCGATATCGGCGTCGATCCACAACTGACAATCGAGCTTCGTCTTGAGAAACCAGCCGGCCATCTCGTTGCGGGCGCGGGTCACGAGACTTTCGTTGCGGCCGATGTTGAAATCGTGCTCGACCCCGGAGCTCAGCAATTCTTCCTGTAGCCTCATCGCCGAAACCAGATAGGCCGTGGTGCAGAGCCCGCCGTAGCAGGGCGTGGAAACAAGGATGCTCAATAGCCTTTTCCGCTTTTGGTAACTGTGAACGAGGGCGCATCGCCGCCGAGCCGCCCCGAGGCTGAGGCTCTGGCGATCACCCGGCGTCCGGACTTGCCGCGTCCCGGCTCGAAGATGCTGCCGGTCCGGTCGTAAAGCTGTTGGCCGGCCAGCACGCAGTTGATCGGCAGGCTCAATTGCCGCGTCGAAACAATCAAACTGCTCTGGAATGCGCTGGTCTGGAACGCGCTGCCCTGAAACGCCGCCGCCATGTTGTTATTTACAACCTTGGCGCGCCGTGGTTACTGGGGCGCGCATGTGAGGGAAATCCCATGAACCCGTTGATTCTTATCGCGATGCCGTTCCTCGTGTTCGGCATGGTGTCGCTGTTCGTCAACGCCATGGCGGCCATCGACCGCACCGACCGCTCGCACGACTGATTCACGATCCATAATGTTCGGTTACCTGGATAAAACCGGGCCCGCCGGCCCCGCCGGCTGCGCCACTTGTGCCGGCCGTTCCGGCCGTGCCGCCGGCCCCGACCGCGTAGGCATAGCTCGCGGCGGGCGAGTTGATGATTGCCCTTAGAAAGCCTCCCGCACCGCCGCCGCCGCCGCCATTGACGGTCGTGTTGACGCCGCCGCCGCCGCCGCCCGAACCGGTGTTGGCCGCAGCGGCAATGCCGGCCCCGGCTCCCGGCGCACCGCCGACCCCGGCGCCGCCATAGGGCGAATTGGCGCCGAACCCGCCTGCGGTCGAGGTCAGTCCCGAGCCGTTTCCACCGTTCGCGCCGGTCTTGTTGACAAACCCGCCCGATGGAGTGCCACCGGCCCCGCCGCTCGCCCCACTCCCTCCAGAAGCGGTGCCGCTAGTTAGAAGCGGTCCAGTGCCCCAGGTCGTGGCCCCGCCAGCGCCGCCGGCGCCGGGACTGGTGCCGGAGCCCGCACCGCCACCGCCACCGCCTACCAGCTCAATCTCGATCCACAGCACGTTCGCTGGAGTCGTGTACGTGCCGGTGCCGGAGGTAAAGACCTGCGTGGTCGGCAGGGTCCGCCGCGCCGCCGTTAATTCGATGACATTGCCGGCGGTGGAATCCAGCCCGTTTCCGGTTGTGAAGGCTCCCGTCTTTGAATCAATCGATGAAATGCCGCTTGTTCCGGCAATATCGGAAACGGTCGTTTTCTTCAGGGCGGCCCCGGATACATCCCAAAGGATAAGCTCATCCGTCGATGCGGGCGATGATTTCAGGGTAAGCCCGTCAATCGTAAAATCTTCAGGAGCCGCCGTGGCTCCAGTGGGATTGCCCTTGAATGTGTAGGCCGCCATCGTGGCAAGCCGGCTGTTCGCCAGCGTCCCGGTCCATCCCAAGGTCAGCTCCTGGGTGGCAATCGAACCCGTAACGTTGGTGTCATTCGCCACCGACTGAACGACGTTGCTGTTCAGCCTTGCGGCGGCCAGTGTTCCCGTCCACCCGAGAGTGAGAGTTTGCGCGGAAATCGTGCCGGTGACGTTGGTGTCGTCCGTGATCGCCTGAACGACATTGCCGTTGAGGCGACTCGCGGCCAGCGTTCCCGTCCAGCCGAGTGTCAGGACCTGAGCTGAAATGCTCCCGGTGACGTTGGTGTCGTCCGTGATGCCCTGCACCACGTCGGAGTTGAGCCGAGCCGCCGCCAGCGTGCCGCCCCATGAGAACGTCAGGGTCTGGCTGGCAATCGAGCCCTGAATATTGGTGTCGTTGGTGACGGCCTGAACAACATTGCTGTTGAGCTGGCTCGCATCCGCCGGACCCGTCAGGACGTGGTCGGCATTCCAATCGCTCGGGAGAACCTCGCCAGCCGCTGCCGAAGTTGGATCATCGGCAACGCCAGAAACCTTGGCGTGCGTGACAACAAGCGACATGGGCTAGAACCGCCTCACTTCTTCTTCCACTTCTTCATCGTCTCCGCCCGGATCGCATCGCGCTTCACCGCCGGGTTCTTCGACCGCGCCGCCGCCGCAAGCCGCTTCGCAGGGATTTTCTTCCCAGCCGGAATCCCAAGCTCCCTGTGCAACTTGCCCTTGTGACCGCCCGGATTGAACTTCTTCGCCTTAGCCATGTGCTCGCTTCCTCGCTCGGTGCTACTCGTCGTTTGGAAGCCCGGCGGCGGCCCTTACCAGCCATTGCCGGGCAAGATCGAATTGAATGATCGGGTCGAACGCGCCAGCGATCTGCCCGAAGCCAAGGATCGCAGGTCGCGCCTGCTCACGCGGAATCACGACGAAAACGGCATCGACCGCCCGGTCTCCGCACTCGATGTCATCCGCGAGCTTGCGGAGCTGCGCCGGAATCTCAGCTAGCGACGGCTCATCGCTGATCGGGACGACCTTGAGGTCCGCCGTCATTTCCGCTTCCTTGCTCGGTAACCCTTCATGTAGACCGCCATCTGCGCACGCCGCTTCTCCGGATCGCGGTAGCGATACGTCGAACTGGCCTCTGACGTGCCCGACCACTCGCTTCCCACCCCGGCTTGATGCGCCCCGTCGTGGTCCGATCCCAGCCGCACATCAAGCGTGGCCGGCCCCACAACAGGAACGATCTCACGGACCTTAGCCTCACCCGTCCTCACGACAGAGCCGCACCGATGCCTGAGACCGACCAGCGCGTAGCTCGCGCCGCACTCAGGACACCTGTCCACGTTAGCCATATGCGTTAGCCACACATCCTCGCGTTAGCCATGCCGTTAGCCATAGCGTTTGAACTCGCCGGACCTCAGAGGGGGTCTAGAGCTTAAATTCTAACTGCAGGGGGGTGGGTACACCCCGCCCATGCCCGGTCCCATCGGTCCATGCGTGGTGCTCCCTGAGCAAGGGAGCATCAATCGTGATATATCAATGGGTTAGCTGCTGTGTGTGTCAGTTGCGAGCCAAATCATGCTCAAAACCAGGCTACAACGGCTCACGAAACGCCGTCAGATCGAAGCTGGAGCGCCGTTTGGATCGGCAAACACACAGGCGGTTTCTGTCTAGCCGAGTTGGGCATCACCCCAGCCTACTGAAAAGGCTAGAAGATATGGCTTATCTTGACGTTCCCAGCATCGCCCCCGAATGCCAACGAACGGCAATTACACGTCTTTCCGCCAGATATCGTAGACCATGACGGCGATCATACCGAGCACGCCAGTGTTGATGATGAGGACGATCTGGATGCCAGACATTGGCTTTAGCCTCTCATTGCAGCGTGTCGTGTCCTAGATGCTGCTTGGCGAGCATATCAGCGAGATCGGGTGACTGCTTGCGGATTTCGTCGAGGATACTTGCCGGCTCGCTATGGGTGATGTTGACGTTCTCGGTGTAGTGGCCGGATGCCTTACCGCGAAGCTGCTCTGCCTGGACCGCAGCGCCGACGTTGCCACTGTCGATGGCGATCTCGCGTAGCCGCTCAAGCTCGCAGATATGCCCCTCCAGGGTCACTGCAGCGCGTCCCAGGCCGGCTTTACGGGCGGCCGATAGCCATAGTGCGACGTTGGCGTCCGAGCGAAGTTTCGACGCGTTGACCCAGACGGTATTATCTTGACTCTTTGAGCAGTCGTAGGCCGCGCGATAGGCGTCAGACGCGGTCTTGCCGGCGAGAATACTCTCGACAAAGCGCATCTGCCGATCCGTCAGTTCCGGAAGATCGCCCGGCAAATCTTCGGGATCGGTGAGCTTACGCCGCATTTTTCAGTTTTTCCATCTCGCCCCTCGCCTCGTCCAGCGCCTGCGTGTTGAACTTGATGCCATAGCCTTCAATCTTTTCGGCGATCTTGGTCACGTTTTTGATCGCCTCGTCCGGTGACGACCCGGTCGCCACCACCGCGCCGATCTCCGCCATTTCGATGGCTTGCGGAATATAGTAATACCGGCCGGCAATCCGCGTCAGGTAATGCATCTTGACATTGTCCTTGATCGACGGCGGAAAATCGATCGGTTGCCAGTTGTCCTCGGCCCAGCTCGAGCGCAGCACCAGTTGCGCGCCCCATTGGTCCCTGAACTCGGGTTCGACCATTTCGCCCATCGCACCATGCCACAGGATATCGGCGAGGTTTTCGATCATGTACTGATACAGCTCGCCGGGCGGGCTCGCCATCCGGCAGCACGGATCGATCATATACGGCCTGCCGCCCTTGACGCGGATTTCAGAACTCCAAAATCCGCGATACGTCCAATCCGCGAACAGTCCGGACAACCCCCGGTTGATTGCCTTTACGCCAGCAGGAAGCTGTTGATAAGGCACAACCTGACCCAGATAGGCAGCGTCTTTTGTCTCCACGCCGTACAGCGCGGTTTGCGGGAATTTGCCATCGATCACATAGCCATCGTAGCCAACTTCAATCGCGGGATTGATCGGCGTTTCGACGATGAATTCCTGAATATGCTTCTTGGCGCCGAGCGAATGCTCAAGCTCGTCCAGCCTGGGCTCGATCAGCTTGTAGTTCGGAGCGTGAAACGTCTCCATGTCTCCGCGCGTGCGCGATACCTTGACGTAGCGGTCCTCGTTGGCCTGCAG